GCAGAGAGAACTTATACTGGTACAGATGATGTTGGTAAGTTAATGACACTACTAGGTGAGAGAGATAGAGCAGAATCTATATTTAAAAACTTAACACCAGAACAAAAACAATTAAAAAGAGAACAATTTGCTAGAGACTATGGTCGTATTGATGCAGATGGCAACCCTATCATACCTAAGAAAGGTTTTAAAACATTTGATGATGATATGTTGTTTGAAGAGGCAGCAACTAAAACATTAAACATTGTACCGGTTTATGATAGAGTGCCAAAGATATTAGAGAAGATGAGAGACATACCTGTGCTTGGTGCTTTTACTGCTTTTCCAGCAGAGAACTTACGTAATAAATATAATATATTAAAATTAGGTGCACAGGAATTAAAAGAAGGTTTTGAAACAGGCAATAAAGCATTACAAATAGCTGGAGTAGAAAGACTTAAATCACAGATTACAATGGCTGCTTTACCAACTGTAGCTGCATACACATACAATCAAGTTGTAGGCACAGACAAAGTAGAACCAGGTGTTAGAAAATCACAACCAGAGTGGGCAAAATATCATGCACTGCAGATAAGACCTAAAGGAAAAGATAAAGAGGGTAATGAAACATATGGTGTTACTGATTTATCTTATAATAATCCAGACCAGTATGTGTTAGATATTATTACACCTTTAATGATGGCAGCAGCTAGTGGTGAAGATGTTGTAGAAAAATTAGATGAGTTACTTCCCTATGCTATAAAGAAAACATATGAACCTTTTTTAAGTCCATCAATGGCAACAGAATTAGGTTTATCTTTTTTAAATTATTCTAAAGCAAATACAGATGAAGGTCGAATACGACACTTAACTAATTCTTATAAATTAATAGAACCTGGTTTTGTAAAACTATTAAGAGATGTAGGTGGTGATGCTGCAGTAGAAAGTGCATTTAATGTTTTATCAACACCATTAGGTAGAGGTGAGTTAGGAACAAAAGTTAGAAATGCTTTAAATCCATCTTACTTTGGTGATACTGCAAAACTTTCAAAGTCTTTAACAGAGTTAGGATTTCAACCAACTGGAGCTGCTAGTCCTTTTGCACTTGCTTTATATCCTTTTAGATTAGGATTAAAAGAACAAGATTATAAACCTAAAAAACAAATAGGTTTTGCTGTTAGTAATCTTATGAGAAATGCAAATGGTACGTTAAAATCTACAGTTCGTGAAATAAAAAATAATTTATCTAATCCTAATAGAAGTAAAAACTTATCATTAAGAGGAATACTTGAAGATTATCAAGAAGCCATAGAAGAACAGTTCGCTGCACAACAAGGTGTATTTGAATTAGTAAATGATTTAAAATCTTTTATGAGTGAAGACCAAATTAAAAAGATATTACAAGATAAGAAAATAAAAACTGCAGGTGGTTTTTCTAATACAGAAATCACTAATATAATTAAAGGTAGGTTTACAGTACCTACACTTGAAAAAACATTTTATAGAGATATTATAAAAAGTAATCCAGAAATATTACCATATTATAGAAATATTAGTAACTCTTTAGCAAATTTACAATCAGCATATAAAGATGTTACACTACAAACAGAATCATTACCAGAAGTAAACATAGGAGGAAAATAATGACTACTAATATAATTATATTTCCTAAAAATAAAATAACACAAGAAGAAAAAAATATTGTAAATAAAGAAGCAATAGATAAACAATATAAAAAACTTTTACAACAACAACAAGAAATATTAAAACAGAGGGAAGAAATATGGCAGATATGACAATGATATGGAATGCAATACTAACAATGGCAATAGGTGGCTTTCTATGGTGGATACGTTCTACGTCTGCTGCTATTAGTAAAGTGAAAGATGAACTGGCAAAAGCAAAAGAAAATATGGCAATAAACTATGCCACAAAAG